CCTCGCCGTCATAATACTCCCGTCCGCAACTTTCTCTGAACCTACCGGTCCAGAACGATTTGCGCACGTTAACTCGAAAACCAAAATTCTCGAGTTCGTGAACAACGGACAACACGTTGTCTCTGGGGATAATAATATCGTCCCCAAAGACGCGCACCCGGCCGAGATACTCTTTGATAGAGTCTCGGCAAAGCGGAGTTCTCAGCTCTTTCTGTATCCCAACGAAGATCACGGTCAAAAAGACCATGGCTTCGACAGGAAAACAGAGAGCCGAACCCATAGACGCGAACTTGGCCAGGGGTATTACCCCATGACCTCGTACAGCAGCCTTCGTTGACCTACAGGACATAACCGCTCCGTGCAATGCGGAATGGCGTCCTATAAGGTTAACTACATGCTGCTTCGAAACACGATCGGAAGCTTCACTCAAATCGAGTGTGGCAAGATCCCCAGTGAGGGATCCTACTCGAGCCATTGACCTGTTAGGGTCCTGGTCCTCTATTCCGATCATCCTAGAGAGGATATCATCCTCAGCTAAGTGATCGCGAAACGATCGCAAAACCGCTTGCTGTGCATATTGCATAGCAGTCGGTTCAATAGCGATAATTCGCGGTGTTTTGAGCGTTTTAGGTACCGAAATCACCTTAACGGGAATTTCAGTATCGGGTTCGATGAGGTTCAGTTCGTTGTGTAGCTGGGAAATCCTTTCGGACTTCTCGTTAGCTACCAGGAACTGCTCAGGCGGAAAATACTGCCTGAGGCGGGTGGGCCAGGTTCGCTGATTCCACTTACCATTACTGGTAAGTTTGTCAGCGACACTGCCTGATCCATGCTTCGGTACGATCTTACCCAAGGAGATATCGCTATCAACCTTGAGGAAAAGATCATCGTAAAGCAAACCAGCGATACGGTTAAATTCATCCCAGTCATGGGTGAACAACCGTTCGTTAGCTTCCCGTACCTCATTCTCACAATGGACAAAGTCCACCATCGCTCGCCTCTCGCGTTCCTTCGAGACAACCTGTCGGTTGCCTTTTAGGGAGATAAGCCCATTGCTGGGCTTATCCGGGAGGGCGATCTTTCCAAACATCAACGTGAGTTGACGCAAAGAATAGATTGCTTCGATGGAGGGGGTGTCCAAGAGAACACCACTAGCAACATCGAACACACGACCAAGGAAACCTCCCAGAAATGGGGGGAGACCAGTAAGAC